TCATCATCCTCATCCTCTTCATCTTCGTCGCTCTCATCATCTTCGTCATCCTCTTCATCTTCGTCGCTCTCATCATCTTCGTCATCCACAACATATTCATCTTCGTTGTCGTCATTGCCATGTTCATTATCGTCATCGTCGCCTGTGCAACGAACGCAAATGTCACAAACCGGTTCCTCGAGTCCATAAGATGTGCTGAAATAAAACACATCTTCTCCTTCAAACCCACAAACAGCACAGTTATTTGTTTCATAACAATTGTCATCAAGCTCTTCATTATATGAATCCATATTATCACAATAATGCCGGGGTGCTTGCGTAGCAATAAAATGCCAATTATAAACCGCCCAGTTTAAATATGTACAAGTATCATTGGCGATATACTTCGAACAGGGGAACAACTTCGCCATCAATGTAATCTTATAGTCATGGTCGTTTTCATCCACACGGCGACTCAATTCGCCAATCACATTGTAGAGGACCGACGCGATTTTGTAAAACTTCCCTTCGCGTGAATTATTATACTTACCAAGATATGCACCTGGGGCGCTTTCTAACTCATTACGAAACGCCCGCAAATGTTCAATCCCACCGTGTTCGCTTTTTTCTTGCGCGAACATATACATACTCACTAATTCTGTCGCTTCAGAACGAGTAATACTGTACAACTTGCGTTGATCTGCGGTAGTGTCTTGTTGATGTTGTTGAGTAAACGAAGCCATGATGATAATAGATGGTTGTTGGTTATGTATTATAATTTAAATTGTATAAATAACAATCAATTTTTTTCAAAAAAATAAAATAATATAAAATGTAATTATAATATGAATCAACAAGATATATGGGAATTCATAATTGGTAATGAAATAAAAAATGATACAAATATTGAAGAAGATAATTTTAAAGATGCAATGACTGAATTAACTGATGAATTAACAAAGTTATCCGGTGGGGTAACTTATTATTTTTGTTGTGGAACTTGGGAAAAAAATGATACAAATAAAAATGAACATTTATATGACGATGAAACGGTAAATACAATTGAACGCACTATATCTTGTTGTATAACTATAATAGTTTATCCAAATGAGTCAAAAATATTATACAATTATGTAAAGCATAATATAATTGAAATAAAAACAGATATAATTTAGATATTAAACATATTCAAGTAATGAAAAAAGAAGGAAAATCCTATCATTTTGAAGTTTAAACATTACTACTAGAATATAATGGTTCTGTATTATTATTATCATTATGTTTACATTCTATATCGGTTAATACAGAATGAATTAAATCAAGAGAGATGGTGTCGTCAATATTATCCGTAATTTCATCTGGTGACGGAAACCGTTTTTTTTCTTTTTCAAACAAATGAATAAATGTTTCCAATGTTCCCTTTTTCTCATTTCGAATAATCCTATTATTTATCTCTGTCTCATTTATGTAGCTTTTTAATTCCCCTTTTTCATTTGTTTCTGGTGCTCTATATATCTTATTTTTAACTGATTCAAGTGAATCGCATATTTCTGGTTTTATTAGCTCATTGTATAATTTTTGTTTTTGTGTTAATGATATAATATTACCACTATGGTCATATGATATTTCACCGCCAGAAAATGTATCCTTAAATAATCTAATAATATGATTTGGAACGGGATGACTTGTTTCAATTAATCTATCATATTCCTCCTTGCTTGTTTTTATTAATTGTGTTACTTGTGTTCGTTCAATTGGTGATTTAGAAAGTTCAATTTTAAGATTACGATTAAACTTTCCCCATGCAATTGAGCTTACCCGATGCGATTCACACATTTCACTTATTTTTAAAAATTGTTGAATGGTCGTAATAATACCGGCGACCAAATTGATTGTTCCAATACCCATAGTTGCTGCGTTTATATACTCTGGCGGAATACGGTCTTGTGCAAAATTTGCTGTTCCAGTAAAAGTACTCATAATAATAACGGGAATGGTAAACCATCTGTTTTTTCTAGCAAATTCACGATGAGCCTTTTCATGTAACCATTTAAAACATGTTGCTTTATCTGCCCATTCCACTAATATTGTTTCGTGCTGAGGAGACCATTTAATTATTGGAAGCGGTTTCGATATAGCGCCTAATGTATCGTATGATATTTCACCAATACTATTTTCAGTTTTTGGAATAGTATTAGTTCCATCCATTTTATATATTATACTAAATATAAAATCAATATAAAATCATTATAAATATATAATGAACAAAAGCGGATTTGATAAGATAAAAATTTTGAGGAATGATTTAACGAATATATTTTATGAAATTGATTCAAAAATAAACGCATTATCTTTAATTTATTCAGATATGGTAAAAACGCATGTAGATAAAAATTATACATTAGGACTGGATTCTTTTTATTTTCAAAATAAATTAATTCAAATGGAATATGATAATATGAAAACAATACATAATTTTATAGATAATCGGATTTATTGCGAATACTATAAATTACTTAAAATGTTATATGAATTTATTAATAAGGAAATAAAGGATAAAAATGCAGTAGAAAAATTATTAATAACTCATAAACATTACCCTATATACAAAGATTTAGAACCAAGTAAACAATATGATTTTAATATTACAAGTGAAATAAATAATACAATTAACAATATTCTTGAAGAATTGAAAAATTACGCAGGGACAAAAAAAGAAGAGTTGGCCGAAAAGAAAAAACATTCCGAAATGGGAATTAATATAGATAGTATGATACACGAGCAACATTATACCATTATTTTATTAGATGAACGAATACACATGTTTGAAAACTATTTAAATACTTTCGGGATACATCATTCAAAATATTTTAGTAGATTAATTATTAAGGTTAAAATAATGTTGGGTGTCGTGAATGAGGATTTTCATTTAAAAAGTAATAAATCATTACACCTAAAACGAGTTAACATAAATAAAAATAGAAATAATTCTATCATACCTCTAAATAAGAATGATTCTGACAGTTTATCTACAAATTCAGAATCATCAGAAACATCGTCAAGCGCATCATCAATTACAACACCAACGACAGCAATGGATGATAATGAAGAGAAAAATGTTCGTTTATTAGTAGGTGATATAAACGGTGATAATGATATTAAATTAGAGTTAGATACGATTCTTAGCAATATTCCACAAAATGAGAATGATTCTACAAAATCATGCGGTAATATGCGAAACACTATTAAGCGTAATAGTATCAAGATTAATAGTGTTGTAGATATATAGAAAATATCTTATAATTTTATTATATTAAACTTTAATAATTGCTATAATAAAATTAATTTTTGCTAGTTATAACACCAATATCCGTTGTAACAATTTCGTCGGGGTTTAACATTTGTTCAATGGTATTAACCATAATATCTTGTTCTGTACTTTCACTAACAATGACATTATCAGCGACTGTATCAGCACTAATAGTAGTAGCGACTGTATCAGCACTAATAGTAGCAACAGATTCGTTTTGTGCCTTTTGTATTTTCATTAATGCCAAATTTGTTTCCATTGCAAATCCCTGTACATTTGTAATTGTTAATTGTAGATTCATAATAACTTCTTCCAACATATGAATTTTTTCTTCAAACTCCGATATTTTTGTAATATATTCATCTGGAATTGTTGTGGCATTCGGTTGTTGGTGAAAGTTTTCAATAGTGGTATTTGTTTTTGCATCTTCAATGCGATTTAAACGCTGTTCATGAACTTGTAATATATTATGTATAGGAACTGGACCAGTTATTTTCATAGTAACTGGATCAATATTCGGTTGAATTGTTTGCTGAATATTTTTTGAATGCATTTGTGATTTCGATTTATCTTGTATTGAACAAGAACCGTTTAGTGTATTACAGTCTATAATCGGTTTTTTATTAGGGTCTTGTCTAGCTCTTCGATTTTTTGCTGCGGCAATTCCTGCTGCTCCACTCATAAATTATAATATCAATAAATATAATTTATTTCCATTATTTTCGCATTTCCATTTTTATATTTTCGTAAGAAACATAGTTTAATATTTCAATATCGTCTAAAGAATAATCTTCAAGTTTTTCTTTAATATTTTTTATATTAATTGTGGGAAATGGAAAAGGCGTTCTGGTAATTTGATCGGTTAATTGCGATTCATGATCGTCATATATATGGCAATTTCCTAAATGGTAGTAGAAATCAGTAGCAATTAAACCACAATGTTTCGCAATTAAATGGGTTAACAAACTATAAGATGCTATATTAAATGGAACACCCAACCCAACATCTCCACTGCGTTGATATAAACTACATGACAATTTATCGCCATCTGTTACATTGAATTGTGCTAAAATATGGCAAGGTGGTAGAGCCATTTCACTAAGCTGACAAGGATTCCAAGCTGACATAATTAATCGGCGAGAATTTCTTGTATCTGGGTTTTTTAAACTACTAATAATATATTCGATTTGATCGATACCTTTACCACTATAATCATCGTGACATGTTCCATAAGGCGCATTGAAATGCCGCCATTGATGACCGTATACAGGTCCTAAATCGTTCTCTTCTCTTTCGTAAAGACCAATTTCGTCTAAATAATCACGACTAGCATTTCCATTCCAAATACCGACCTTTTGTTCTTGTAAAATTTTATTATCGGTTGAACCTTTGATAAACCAAAATAATTCTTTGCTACATGTTTTCCAAGCAACCTTTTTTGTAGTTAAAATCGGTATTATTCCATTAGCTAAAGAAAAATGCATAGCACTTCCGATAATTGTTTTAGCATTTCCATTACGACCATTCTCCATTATGCCTTCATTTAATATATCACGAATAAGATTAATGTATTGATATTCGTCATGTTTATGTTCTTTGGTAGAATTGTGTTTATTGTCTTCAAGTATTCTGCGCAACATTTATACAATATATAAAATTATTATTTTAATTTCTTTTTATAAAACATAATGGATAAAATTACAGAAAGTGTAAAATCTGTTCAAAATGAATCAAGTGGATTTTTAAACTATGTATTTAATTTTGATAATGAGAATAAAAGTCGGATTATGAATATGGTTCAATATACATTATTGACGATTATTCCGGTTTTACTTATATTGCGAGGGATTAAGCATATTATACCAGAGGAAGATGAAACGAAAGGTAGTATTGAGATTTTAGCAGAAAGTGTCGGACAAGTCATATTGATTATATTAGCAATATGGATAACGAATAAAATAATTAACTATATCCCTACTTATAGTGGTGAAGAGTACCCTAAATTTAATGAAATAAGTTTTATAATTCCGTTTATAATAATATTAGCAACAATGCAAACTAAACTTGGCGCAAAATTCAATATATTAATTGATCGTACAATGAATTTAATTGGGGGAAAAAATGATATAGTGAGAGAAAATATGGAACAAAATGGGAAAAATGTTGTGCGTGTTTCGCAACCGATGGGAAATATGGTTACACAACAACATCAACCAAGTCAAGCTGATTATTTAGACAGAAGTCAGTTATTGCCCTCAAATCCAATGTTATCTTCAATGCCAACTAAGTTCCCACCTGAGCAATTACAGCAACAACAACCTGGACAAGACAATGGGATGCAACAAATGATGCAAATGTCAAATGAACCGATTGCGGCCAATGATGGTGGTGGTGGATGGGGTTCTATGTGGTAATTATGATAGCTTATTATATTATTAATTTAAGTATAATATAATAAAAAGAATGTGGTGGTGGTGGTGGTAGTAATAAATGAGATGAGAAGGAAGATAAAGTAAGGGGTGTATGGAGAAATGAAAAAAATTGAATTGCTTTTAAAAAAGAATGTAAATAATAATAACGAAGGCGTATTA